GCCCTTATTGCTGATTATTCTGATGTCACAATTACGGCCTCAGACCTAATCATGTACGGTGATGCGACCGACAGTAACAATACTAAGCGTGACACGGTGCAGGGCATTCTTGATTTAGCTAGTGGTGGCGCATTGGTTCATCTGTCAAGCCAAACTGCTTCTAGCGACAGTTCGCTAGACTTCACTCAAATCAGTAGTACCTACAATACATATAGGTTTGTTTTTGAGAACGTGTTGCCGGGTACAAACAATCCGTCTTTTGGAATTAGAACATCAACGGATGGTGGTTCGAACTACGATAGCGGTTCAAGCGACTACCACAGAACAGGATTTTGGGAGAATGGTGGTGATGAAACATCAAACACTGGAACTGTAGCTTATGGCTATTTTGTAAGTGCAGGGGTTAATTCAACCGCATCTAACGGCGGTGTGTCGGGCAGTTTGGAATTATACAACCCACTAGGAACTAGTTACACCATGTGGGTAGCAACAACGATTGCATCTGATGGTAGTGATGACCCAACGGCACAATTCTTTTGTGGTCATCGCCAATCGGCAGCAGACGTTGATGCTGTCCAGTTTCTTTTTGATAGCGGAAATATCGCAAGTGGAACCATTCGTATGTACGGCTATGTCAAATCTTAGGAGTAAAAAATGGCTCGATCAGATTTCACCCATAAAATGGTAGACGGTAAGAGAGTTGATCTTACTGAAGAAGAAATAGATGAGTGTGTTAAGCGTGAAGAAGAGTGGGAGAAGGGTGCAGCAGATCGTGCGGCAAAGAAAGCAATTTTAGACCTTGAGGCTGAAATTACCCAACGCCGTATACGCGAAGCCGGTGCTGATGATGCTGGTGGTAGTCAGTCAGGCCGTGACTGGATGAAAGCGCAGGAAGCTAAAATCGCTACAGAGCGAGCCAAGCTTTAAGGTTGGTGTGTCATTGACCCTCTCACAATCGCGGCTGGCGTTGCTGCTTTTAAAGCAGCACAGAGTAGCATAACAGCAATCCGCGAAGCGTTAGATACCTGTGATGACGTATCATCAATCAGTCATCACATTGCTGATCTGTTCCACCACAGCCGCGAAGCAAACAAGGCGTATCAAGCCCAACACGCTTATAACGAAAGCGTTGAAAAAGGTGAGATCAAGCCAGACGAAAGTTTGCAGGAAGCCATAGACTTGATGATTCATCGACGCGAAATGGCAGAGATGATTAAGGATTTAGAGTACGAACTGAACAAGAAGTTTCCAACGCCAGAAAACGAGCCATCAATGTGGCAGCAAATCAAACGTGAGCAATCACGCTTACAGGCTCTCAAAATCAAACAAAAGCGTGAGCGTGAGGCGCAACGAAAAGCAGATGAAGCTGCTGCTAGAGAACGCTGGAAAAAAATTGGAAGGGAAGCACTCAAATTTGGCGTGGTTATTCTAGCCATATTAGGCGTGAGTTGGATGCTGATGACGGCGCATGACCAGGGGCCGATACGATGACCACAAAGATATCTGATAGCACCTCTGTTCAAATGCCAATGAAAACGGTTGTGTCGTTGATTGCTCTGGTTGGCATGGGGGTCTACTCATACTTTATAATTCAAGAAAGACTGAACCGCCTGGAAACTTCAGAACAGCTAGTCAAAAAAGACCTTCAAACCAGTGTTGCGTCTTTAAAGCTGGACATTGAAAAGAATACAACCTTTCGGATCGAACGGCCTCAAAGTCCCGCTGTGAAAGAAGCCTTCATGCTTATTGAGCATATCAGCGGTCAATTAGAAAAGCTGACGAAAAAGGTCGAGAACAGATCAAACAACAGCGTGAATATTACCAGATTGCAAACCGACATGATGGAGGTACGGAGTGCTGTCGAGAAATTAAAAGATGCCCAACGGCATTTGCAGATAAACGGCAAGTGATATGGAAACTTTTATAGGATTTGTTCTGCATCTGTATACGACAGCCGGGACACTTCTGGAGTTCACGCCAAGGGATTCATTGTCTGAATGTCTAAAGGCGAAGCGAGTAATTGAGCGGTCTGATCCCCCGAAGGGAAAAGAACGCTGGATTTGTAAGAAGGGAAAACTGTTGCTGAAAACAATCGATGGCAAGCAATACCCGGTAAAATTGATGGTGGATTAAGACATGGAAGTAGACGCAAAACTAGGGATGCAGTTAGCGATCATGCTGGCAACCGTTGCTGGCGGCTATGCTGTAGTGAAAAGCCAGTTGGCCCGTGTGATGGAAGACCTGGGGCATTTTATTAAACGATATGAAAAGTCGAAAGCTACGTTCGATCAGCGGTTGGATGAGGCTGAAAGCCAACGGGCTGTATTCACTAGCCAGATCGACGTTCTGAAAGAGATCAATTCTGTCCCTGCTCTGGAACACCGCAACCGTGAAATGGCTACCATGCAAGCACAGATCGAAGTGTTGCAAGCGCAGGTGTTACACTTAAATGGACAGCATAATGGAAAGCACCCAAAGGTAGAATAGATTATGGCTGGGTTTATTCTGATAATCATTTTTTTTCTGGCTGGCTGTCAAACAGATCAGGCCGTTGAGCCTTCTGATTTAATGATGACCCAAAATGATTTGATTCAACAAGAGATTGAATTAACTCCGCCCCTGGGACTGCGCCCCCAATGTGGCCCTCATCTTGTCATTGAAAAAGTCTTGATGGAGAAATTCAAAGAAAAACCGCTTTTGGAAGGCGGCTACATGGATAATTCCGTTATGCAATTATGGGTCGGCCCCGAAGGCTCATGGAGTTTGTCACGCGAAACCGGCTCGATCACTTGTGTGATTGCGGCTGGGTTCGGATTGAAAATGGTCAACCCCCCATCAGAGTCTTCAATTTGAGGAGTAAATAATGCGGTACATTTATATATTAGCCGTTCTGGTTTTTCTCGAAGGATGCAAGCTCCGCATTCCAGTTGATAATCTATTTGGTTATTAAGGAGGTTAGCCATGCTTAGTTTATTTGGATCACTGTTAGGATTCGGCACAAGTTTTTTGCCGAAAGTCATGGAATATTTCCAAGACAAACAAGACAAGGCCCATGAGTTGCGCTTGATGGATAAGCAAGTTGAGCAGCAAAAAGCATTGGGCGAGATCAAGCTGCAACACATGCATGTTGAGGCGGACATTCGTGAAGGCGAGGCCTTGCTCAAGCACTCATCGAATTTGCAATCGAAAGCAAGCCCTTGGGTCACAAATCTGGCGGCTTCCGTTCGCCCGGTTCTCACCTATCTTCTTGCGCTTGAGTTTGGGGCACTTACCCTTTGCGTCAGCATGGACTGGATGACAATGGAACAGTATCAAATGGTATGGAACGATGAGTTCCAGGCGGTGTGGGCAGCGGTTGTAAGTTTCTGGTTCGGCTCTAGAACCATGGCCCGGAAGACTCAAACATGAGTGTGCATGACGCATTGATAGAAGCCCATGCCTGGGATGGGCGGTGTAATGAAGCCGGTCTGGATATCATCAAGCACTTTGAGGGATGGCGATCAGAGCCGTACCTGTGTTCAGCAAATAGACCTACAATCGGATGGGGGAGCTGTTGGGATATGGACGGCAATCCTGTCACCCTTTCTCACCCTGGCATCACGAAGGAGCAAGGCGAGTATCTCCTCAAGCGAGAGGTGCGCCATACTGAGAAAACAATTAGAGGCACTGTCAAAGTGCCCCTAACTGCAAATCAATTCTCTGCTTTATGTAGTTTCATCTACAATATCGGATCAGGAAACTTCTTCAAATCGACTCTCCGTATGAAACTTTCACGATCTGAATTTGAAGAAGCGGCAGATGAGTTCCCAAAATGGCGTAGGGCCGGGGGCCGAATCCTCAAGGGACTCGTGCTGCGTCGGAAGTACGAACGTGCTTTGTTCCTCTCTTAGCTCCGCTATTCTTGCAGTAATTTTTGGTTTCGTTATAACATTTCCAGCGAACCACTTAACATCTGCGTCCGTATGTTTTGGGCGAACATTATACGCTGCCCTGTAAGATAATATAGGATTGTTGGTTTCAACGTAGGCTCGGCAGAATGCTTCCTGTTTTTCGGTAAGAGTTTTTTTCATTGCTGTTCTCCTATGGGTACAACCGTAACACTGCGCGGTCTGCCAAATATGCGCTTCACATGACCACGCTTTTCCAAATCGTTTATCATCCGCACGATGTTGGATTTCACGGTGCCTTGAATCACAGCCAGTTCTGCCACGCTTGGGGAATATCCATGCTGTTTGATAAACTCATCAATGGTTGTCCGCAGGGACATTTGCTTTGGGGTTATGCCTATCATTTCTTTTCTCCTTTAGAGATTGATGCGTTTAAACGCAGTCGTTCATCGTATAAAGATTTCGCTGCTGCTTCCGGTAACAGGTCGAGGCTTGGTTCGTTGTGTTCCTCAAACTGGTGCATGGCGGATCGACGGTCTGCTACGGACATGGATGTATCGTCTGACATTTTCGTAAGCTGCTGTTTAAACGCTTCAACAAACTCCAGACTTGAGGCAAATTCCGCTGTATCTTTGCCATTTGGTGCGATCATAATGAGAACCTCATCTGTATTGCCCTTAGAAGCCTCAGGAGAAGCATCTGCTTTTTCTGGACCGTTGGCACCAGACGCACCCGACTTGGCTTCCTGTAC